CAGAAACCGAAGATATCGAGCGCACCCAAGCCGCCGCCGGCGATGACCCGCCCGTCGCGCACGGGATCGGATTCGATCCTGGACGAGAACGTGGCGCGGGACTTCAAAAAGTGGAACCGGGCGCGGGAGGCGCAGCTGAAGGAGCGGTAACACATTGTCCGTTAATACATTACTAACTTCCCAGAAATCAGACGCTGGCCCGACGGAGTAATCCTTCGGTGCAGAACTGGGTTAATTCAGTGGAAGCCTACAGCCCAAAAGGCCACGGTCACGCTGAGCCAAGCCGCCTGAAGGCGGAAGGTGCAACGACTATTCCAGGAATGGAAGTAGGGCCAAGCGGTCCGAAGTGCCCAGGATCCAGTAATGGATCGTGACATAGTCTGGTCCCTGGTGAAAGCCAGGGCAGCCCGAAAGGGCGGGCCAGGATCTAGCGAATCCAGGCCGAACACGTAAACGGTCATTACCAACGAGTTACTGAGACGATTTAAAAATAATCTCGGATTCAGCGGTGCCATCTCGCACACCTGGGACGACAAATTTTCCGTCGAAGGAGCCAAGATCGGCGACACGCTTCGCCTGCGCGACCCGGTGCTGTTCACCGCCGCGGCCGGCCCGGCGATGACTCCGCAGAACGTCGTCGAAACCCAGAAAACGCTGACGCTCAACAACCAGCAGGTGGTGGGGTTCTCGTTCACCAGCAAGGATCTCACGCTCTCCATCGACAACTTCTCCGAGCGCTACCTGCAATCGGCCGCAGTCGCTCTCGCCAACGCCGTGGACGTCGCGGGCCTGACGCTGGCGGATGCGACCGTGGGAAATATCGTGGGCACGGTGGGCACGCCGATCGCCGCGCTCGACCCGTTCTGGCAGGCGGGCGAAATGCTCGACGTAAACAGCGCTCCGATGGACGGGCAGCGCTACATGTGCATCCCGCCCAAGATCCAGACGGCGGTCCTCAAGGCCGCTACCGGCCTGTTCCAAAGCGCCACGCAGATCAAGCAGCAGTACGAGAGAGGCAGGATGGGCACGATGGGCGGCTTCGACTGGCTCATGGACCAGAACTGCCGCACCCACACCAACGGCCCGCTGGGCGGCGCTCCGATCGTTACTACGGCCAGCCAGACAGGAAGCACTTTGAACACTTCCGGCTGGACCGCAGCCGCGGCGTTGCGTCTTAATGCCGGCGACGTGTTCACGCTGCCGTCGGTCTTTCGTGTGAACCGCGTATCGGGCGACGTGAAAACCGATCTGATGCAGTTTGTGGTTACGGCAAACGTAAGTTCCGATGCATCGGGCAACGCTGCGATTCCGATCTACCCGCCGATTCAGACGACGATGCCGGGAGCTACCGTCAGTGCATCGCCGGCGGCATCCGCGCCGCTGACCATCCTCACCGGCACCGCCAATCAGCAGTCGCAGGAGGGAATCGCATTCCACCAGCAGGCGTTCGTGCTCGGCATGGCGCCGCTCGAAGTGCCGAAAGGCGTTCACTTCGGCTCGAACCAGCAGGACCCGGACACCGGCTGTTCCATCAGGATGTTGTCGCAATACGACATAATCAATGATTTGTTCGTGACCAGATGTGACGTCTTGTTCGGCTGGGCCGCCCAAAGGCCTGAGTGGGCGTGCAAGGTCGTTCAGTAAGGAGATTGAATATGCCAGAGCAGACAAACGAAGTAATCACCGCACCGCCCGCGCCGCCCAAGACGCCGCTTGACCCGCCCAAGGTCTACTTCAACGTCCGGTGGCACGTCACGCCGATCGTCATCCGCTACGAGGAAGACGCCGCCGCGCTCGATCCCGCGGAATGGACGACGATTCCGGTATCCGGGGCGCCTCCGCCCGAACCCGAATGGCCGCAGCTCTACTACGACGTCAACGTGCCGCCGCTGGTGGTCGGTTCGGCCGATGACCTGAAGTCGATCGACACCAGCCGGTTCAAGCCCTACCCGTTCACCAAAGGGTTGCTCGACGCCTCGCAGGCGAATCTCGTAGCGGCCGAGCAGCCGGCGGCGAAGTGAAACCTGACCCGAACTATCCGCGCTGGATGTTCCACCGCACGCGGCCGATGGTCATGGTGCAGAACGCGGACGAAGAGGCGGCGCTCGGCCGCGAATGGTCGCGCACCATGTTCAACGCACTGCCCAAGGAAGAGAAGCCCCCTGAAATGCCGGAACCGGAAGAGCCCGTCGAAGAGGAGCCTGCGCCGGCCCCCGCACCGCACAAGCCTGAACCCGAGAAACCGCACAAGGAACATCACCAGTACACCGAACAGCCGGCGCACCACACCGCTCCCGCGGCGAAACGGCCGCCCGCGGGAGCGGTCCGTCCCCCGGTCAGAAAGAAGGCGAAGTAAGTCATGTCCACCGTCCAGCAGCTGATCGAATCCAGTTTCCGTCTCATCGGGGCCATCGTCGCCGGCGAATCGCTCGAGACTAACGAGCTGAACGACGCTTTCGTATCGCTCAACCAGATGATCCAGAGTTGGAACACCGAAGGCGCATCGCTGGTGGGCCGGAAACGCCTTCTGGTCCCGGTTTATCAGACCAATGCCTACGCGCTCACCCTGCAGCCGGTCAGAATCGAATCGGCTTCGGTTTCCATCTCGGGCATCGACTGTCCGCTCCAGATCGTCGATTCGGCGGGATGGGAGTCGGTGCCGGAAAAACAGCAGCTTTCCGTCTATATTCAGAAACTCTACTGCGATTACCGCTATCCGCTTTCGACCGTCTTCATCTGGCCGACTCCGCGCATGTCCGGAACGCTCGAAATGTGGATCTATGACATGCTGGCCGGCTTTTACACGGTCAGCGACGTCATCGACCTTCCGCCGGGATACGAAATGGCGCTCCGCTACAATTTCGCGGTGGCGCTCCTGCCCGAATATCCGCGCTCCCAGGCCGATCCGAGTCTCGCGGCGCAGGCGCAGAACTTCAAAGCATCGCTGGTGCAGCTCAACGCGGGCAATCACATGCGGAGCATGTCCGGATCCGCCATGCAGGCGGGCGTATCCGATGTGGCGCAGGCCGCTGCGCGATGATAGAGCGATGGATACCGAATTCGAGCGCAGCCCCGACATCATCGGCCCCTGGCCGGAGCCCGTCAACCCTGTTTCCCCCGGCGGGAAATCCGCCGAAGAGATCGAAATTCCGCCGGATACGGCCGAATTAAAACGCAGCCCGGAGATCCGCCAACCTGGAACCTGACCATGTCTTCCACCGCAGTGTTGTTTAACCGCGCAGCAGCACGGGCCGGCGTCGAGCCGGCAATCAGTCATGCCGGCAAGCCAGCGGCGTCCTTTCCCGGGGCCATCGCGGGCGACAACCAGCTGATCATCGCCGACAACCGCATTCAGACGACACTGGCGGTCACCATGAACGCGTCCGATGCGGTGATGACTGTCGCCGACCCCAGCCAGTTGATTCCGAATTCGCTGGTGTCGCTCGATGTGGACGGCGAAATCGTCAGAATCAACGGACCTGCCGTGAGCAACACGTTTCCGGTAACCAGGGGGTTCGATTCGACCACGCCCGTCATGCATCTCGCGGGCGCCACCGTCGCCGGCAATATCGATGCCTGGCACCATAACGCGCTGGTGTCGGAAATTCAGGCGCTCGAGACGTTTCTCGGACCGAACGGTTCCTATCTTCCGAGCCTGAACCAGCCGTACCGGGTGTCAAGCCCCTACGTCTTCCCCGCGCAGGCGCCGGGAGGATCGCTGATTGCCGGCGCCAACGTGATCACATTGACTCCCGTGCCCAAGGGTGTCAACGGAACCAATGTCGGTCATTACCTCTACATCTCGGGCGGGACCGGAGCTTCCGAAGCGGCTCTGATCACGGGCGGGACGGCAGTCGAGAATGCGGCTTCGGGCACGGTCATCGTGACCTGCGTCAATGCGCATTCCGGCGCCTGGACGATCGCGAGCGCGACCTCGGGCATCCAGGAAGCGGTATATGCCACCGGGACCATCACCGAGATCCGCATTCCGCCCGGTTTCTGGCCGATTCACGGACCCATCACCGTGCCGGCGCCGTCTCCCGCAGTCTGGCAGGAATATACATTTGTCGGGTCGGGACGCTTGACCTCGACGCTTCAGATTGCGTCTGATTTCCCGCTTTCGGCACAGGGAGTCTTCATTCCCAAGGGCAATACGGCCTTCAGTCTTTCCACCGCGGGCCCGACCTGGTCGGATTTCGGCGTGGTATTCGTTCAGGACTACACCAAGCCGCTTTCCGGATTCACGCACTGGCCGCCGGTGGTCTATTCGCTCGAACTGTCGATGGGTACGGTCCTGCGGCTATATATATCGGGCGCCTGGCAGGCTTTCGTGCTGCGGGGGCCGACCCTGACCATCGGGCAGTGGCGGTTCGAGGACTGCGACATTGCCGGATACGGGCCGGGGGTGATCGATATCGACAACGCCGCCGACGTGATCCGCATCGTCAACTGCCATTTCTGGCCGTTCCACAACGCCAACCCGCCGGCCGGGGACACAAGCGCGATGTACAACCCTGCTGTGATCGGGCTGCTCATCGCCAATGTGGCCGGGTTGAACGTCACCAACTGTTACTTTCTTACCGGAACATCGGTCAAATTCACAGGGTCCGCCGGATCGAGTGCGATCACATTCGACAATACGGGCTTTGACGTGTTCGGCATCGTGGACATGTCGCGCGCCTCGGGCGGCATCCAGGTCACGTTCACCAATTGCGTGTTCTACCAGGATAACGGCGCAGCCGGCTATGTTCCTCCGGGACCGTCCATCTCCTATGGCCCGACTGGTCCCCAGATGCTGCTGGCGCACTGCACGCTCTACCGCGGCTATCCGGGGCAACCGCTGATCTCGATTGTCGCGCCGACCGCCAGCGCCGCAGCTTACGATCAGGTCAGCTTTCTCGGGAACCTGATCTACGACTCGAGCAATTCCGCATCATCGGTGAGCCTGATCTCAATCACCAATACGACGAGCGCCAGCCTGTGCGTAAAGATCGCGGATAACCAGATCGCATACGAAAACAATCTCACTTACACCAACCCGATGCTTTCGCTCACCGGGTCGGGAACCAGGCTCACTTTCCAGAACAACACCAATTCGGGATGGGGCAGCGGCACCTGGCTGAGCATCGCGAGCGACGACCAGCACTTCATCTCGGGCAATGTCATCAGCGGGCCGGCCGGGTCGTGGACCTGCACGCTGCCGGCATCGAAAATCGTCGGATATTACCAGGACCAGAACTTCCGCTACGATCTTCCTTCGCCGGTGTTCAATCTCACCGGGCCGACCACCTACAGTGCATCCGCCAAAGAGCCGGCGTTCGTATGCAACGCGACCGCAGGACAAGTAACCATCAATCTGCCGTTTGCGGCATCTTCCAGGGGTGCGCGCTATACACTCGTCAAGACCGATGCTTCCGCCAACGCGTGCGTGTTTCAGAACGCGGGCAGCGATCCGATCAACGGGGTGGCGGCGGTCAAATCGGTGAATACGCAATTCGGTTCGATCCGGCTGGTCTGCGACGGCGGGGGGTGGTGGGTCGTATGAGCCTGTTCGATGCCATGCTGTTCAACCAGGGGCCATTCGGCGGGCCGGCGGTCTCGGCGGGATGCCACCCGGTCAGCGGGCTCGTGTATGCCGCATATCGCAAAGCCGGCGTAACTCTGGGGCCGGGACGCACTCCTTCGCCGGCGCAGTTTCAGGACGCCATTGACGAGCTGAACCGGCTCGTGGCTTCGTGGGAAATCGACCGTCTCAATATTTATTCCATCCAGATCGAAACCTTCACGCTGACCGGCAAAAAGGCATACACCATCGGCTACGGCACCATCGGGGCCGCCGATTTCACGGCGCCGCGGCCTGTCCTGATCGAGCACGCCAACGTCGTGCGCGGCATACCTGTTTTGCGCTATCCCCTGGCACTCATTACCGATCAGCTTTGGAGTATGATCCGGTTTCAGGACATCCCTAATACCATCCCGCAGGCTCTATATAACGATCGCGCCTATCCGGTTTCGACGCTGTACATATGGGGCCAGCCGACAGCGGGGGATCAGCTGGAGATTTACGTGTGGACGCCGCTCGGGACGTTCGCATCGGTCGGGGATTGCGTACAATTGCCGCCCGGCTATGAAGACGCCATCGTGCTGAATCTGGCGGTACGCCTGGCGCCGCATTTTCAGCTGCCGGTCAATCCGGACGTGAGAATGGACGCGCAGAAATCGTTGATGCGCATCGAATCGATCAACGCCCCGCAGCCGATGGCTAACCTCAGCGGAATGGGGTGCGGGTCGGGCTTTGATATCTATAGCGGCTACTAACCGTGAGAATTTCTCTTGCCGGGCCCTCCTACACTTCAGGCAGCGTCAACGCCGCCTGCGAACAGACCATGAACCTGGTCCCGGAGCTGATCGAGGCTCCGGGCGAGCCGGTGCGCATGGTGCTCTACGGACGGCCCGGGCTCAAGCATTTTTCAAACGTCGTTCCCACCAAGGTTCGCGGCCTGTGGGCGGGCGGCGGACGCCTGTTCATCGTGCACGGTAATACGCTGAGCGAAGTGACGTCGGCCGGCGGAGTCACGCCGCGCACCGGGACGATTGCGGAACTGGGTACCGACCCCGATCCGGCGCAGATGTTCAGTAATGGTCACCAGCTGATGGTCGTCGCGGGACACAAGGTGTATGTGGATAACGGGGCGGGTCCGGTGGTGGCGAAGTTCGCTCTGGGCGGGACGGGAAACACGGTCACTTCGACAGCGTCGCTCAACTACCTTTCGGGCGACACGCCGGTGGCCGGCTGGGTCGGGCAGCTGATCCGCATCAATAACCGCGTCTACACCATCACCGGACTGATTACGACGCCCAGCATCATGGTGCAGCTGAGCCCGGCGCCGCCCAACGAAAACGGCGTGCGCTACCTGATCGCGATGGGCGCGGACCTGGACGGCGTGACCGGCGGATTTCTCGACGGATATTTCATCGTGAACCGGGTGCCGAACCCGACTGCGCCATCGGCGACCGACGATCCCGGCCGGCAGTTCAATATCAGCGCGCTGAACGACGGGACCATCTGGGATCCGCTGATGTACGCCGTGAAGGAGGGCCACTCGGATTACATCAACTCGATCCTGTGCGATCACGAGCAGCTCATCCTGTTCGGTACGGAGACGACCGAGATCTGGCAGAACACCGGCAACGCCGATTTCCCGTTCCAGCGTATCCCCGGCGCCTACATCCAGGACGGAACGGTCGCGGTCTACGCGCCGTGCTCGGTGGGGACGACGTTCTACTGGCTGGGCGGGGGCAGCGACGGTCAAACGCGCGCGTACCGGGCCAACGGGTTCAGGCCGGAGCGCATCTCGACGCACGCCCAGGAATGGACCTGGAACACTCCCGACTTCCGGGTGCGGGATGCGGTGTCTTACAGCTACATCAATGCCGGTCACCTGTACTGGGTGGTGAGTTTCTGGCAGCAGAACAAATGCTGGGTGTTCGACGTCAACACGTCACTCTGGCATGAGTGGGGGCTGTGGGACGCGGCGAACTCGCGGTTCCTGCTGCAGAAGGCCTACTACCACGCTTTCGTTCCCGAGTGGGGCGACGGCGGGAAACACATCGTGGGCGACCCGAAGACCGGCAATTTGTACGAGATGAGCGCCAGTTTCTATGATGACGACGGGACCGCCATGCAGTGTCAGAGAGCTTTCCCGCATTTGATCAACGAAAACCAGTATGCCTACCACTCGCGGCTTGAAGTTCTGGTCGAGATGGGAGCGCTCGGCGTTACCGATCCGCTCCCCCAACTCGGGCTTGACTGGTCGGACGACCACGGGCATACCTTCGCCCACGGGCGCCTGAAGAACATGGCCGCTTCCGGCAACTACACGCAGCGGATGGCATGGCGCCGGCTGGGAAAAGCCCGCGACCGCGTCTACCGGGTGGGTGTCAACGGTCACACCAAAGTCGCGCTGATCGACACTTACCTCGAAGCAACTGCCGGCTTCGCATGAGCAGCGCTAATGTCGTTCCGCCATTCCGGGCGCCGCTCCTTTCCGATCAGGCATCGGAGCACGGCTCGGGGCAGGTCACGACTGCGCGTCCGTGGTATCTGTTCTTCGAGTATCTGGCGCGCACGCTGGGGATTCAGGCCGGCATGGTGTCGAGCGGAACGCACCAGAACCGCCTGGCCCGCTCGACGGCGGATCTCCCGAACGGCGCATTCTGGGTCGAGACGGACCGCGGCAACGTGATTTACGAAAATCAGGGCGGCGTCTGGAAGTACGTGGCGGGCTCCATGTGGGGCACGCTGTCGCCCGACCAGCGGCCGGCCGATCTCGGGGCCAACGATAACGGGTTCGATTTCAGGGACAGCGGCAATTCGCCGTTTCACGAGTACATCTGGAACGGTTCGGCGTGGAGCCAGGTGAACTTCCCCGTCACCCCGCCCGCTGGCGCTACGGGACAGGTGCAGTTCAACAACGCAGGGGCGTTCGGGGCTTCCGCAAACCTGTTCTGGGACATCGCGAATTCGCGGCTGGGGATCGGCACGGCGAGCGTGCCGAATATGCTGACAGTGGTTTCGCCGTCGGTCGGCAGCCCTCCCGCGGCCAGCTTTGTCTCGACGGGCCAGCCCAATGCGTCCTATATTCACTACGGTGCCACCGGAGACCTTTATTGGCGGTCGGCCTCCGCTTCAGGCAAAGTGATATTGCAGGATACCGGCGGCAATGTGGGAATCGGGACGGGGAGTCCCGGCTATCAGTTGACGCTTTCGGCCGACAGTGCGGCCAAGCCGACCACTTCCACCTGGAGCGTATCGTCTGACATCCGGACCAAGCAGAACGTCGAGGACGTGACCGACGATTCGCTTGCCATGCTGGAGCGTTTGCGGTGGGTACGCTTCGAGTACAACGGCCAGGGACAGACGCCGAAGGATCAGAAGGCCATCGGACTATCGGCGCAGGATGCGCGGCGGCACATGCCGGAAGCAGTGCGCGGCAGCGAAGAGACGGAACTGCTGGCGATCGACTACCACCACATCATCGTGCACACGGCGCGGGCCGTGCAGCAACTGGCGAAGGAACTGCGCGAGTTGAAGCAGAAACTGGCGCCATGATCACCTTCAAGCGCACCTTCAAATACGCACTCGTGCGCGAAATATTCATTCACCCGAGAATCTGGCCATATGTATCGGACGACGGCTCGCCGGCACCTGACGACTACCGGGTGCCCGAAGACCCGAACGTCTGGTATGTGCTGGTGCTCGACGTCGGAGAAGCGGGAGCGGAGCTGCTGGGATGCTGGACATTCCATCCGCACAATCTGGTGTGCTGGGAAGTGCATACCTGCCTGCTGCCAGTCGCTTGGGGCGATACGGGCCTGGAAGCGGGGCGGGCGGTCATCCGGTGGGTCTGGCAGAACACGCCCTGCCGGCGGATCATCACCAACGTCGCCATCACCAACCGTCTGGCGCTGCACTTCGCGCGCAATGCGGGGCTGAAGGAATACGGGCTGAACGAGAAATCCTGGCTGAAGGGCGGAAAACTCATCGACCAGGTGTGTCTCGGAATCTCGCGGCCCGTCGGGATGCCGCTGTTCGAGCCGCAGACGGTCGTAGAAACGCGCGAACAGGAGGGGGAAGGCATGTGCCTTTCCCAGCAAGGAGGGTAGCTATATCCCGGTTGTTCCTTTCATACCCGCAATCTTAGGAGGAGCCACCAGTCTGATCGGCGGCGCTCTCGGTTCGGGCGCATCCGGCCGGGCCGCCGAACTCCAATACCAGTCCACCATCGAAGCCCGCAAGCAGCTGATGGATCTGCTGAACCAGTACAACCCGGCCATCGGTACGGCCGCCGACCGCGCGTCGGGTCTGGCGCTCGATGCCGCGGCGCAGGGCAGGGAAGGACTGGCGAGCGC